AAGAAAAATCGTACATGCTAAGTTATTGATTCTAAAGGAAACTCAAAAAAAGTTAGCCATTTGCTAGTCCTTTTGACTGAGGATAGTCTGCATGTTCGATTCGGATATAATCATCATCCCAATCAAATGCTTCCTTGACCACGTTATCAGATAGGCCCTTGTACTTACGGTGCAGGGACTTATCCTTTGCAGCGATCAATAGTTCAGCCTCATCCTTGTGTAGTCCCTCAAGCATCTGGACAAACATCATTTCACGTTTGTTCTGAGTGAGTTGTGGGTTACCACCCTTGATGAAGTGATACAACTTGCGTGTCTCATGACCCAACAGAGTATGTTCTGTACCCTCTGGTGCATCATTCTCTCTATATGGCACATCACCCTCTGGTAACACCCATTCAATTTTGGGATCAAAGGACGCCTTGCAAATCATGCGAAGTGCATCGGTCTGGTACTGTTTTAGAAATGTAACCTTCTCTTTCTTTGATTTGATTTTAGAAACCTGTGTTAAAATCTCTGCAAAGCTGCGTGTGTATGTGTCGATTGCCATTAGAATTCTCCCAATTCAAAATTCGTTGATTGATTCAACGAGGTTGCGTAACCTCTTTTGTGTAAAATAATTTAGTAGTTTGCTTCGGTCACCTTCTGGTGCCTCTTGGTACTCTTTCAATATCTCAATAAATAACTCAGGTGGTGATTCTCCCAAATCAATCAGCTTCTTGTTCCTCTGGTAATTACGTTTGACTTCATCGTTGGGGAAATCCCCATCGATCATCGCAGCAATTTTCTTCTTACTTAGGGGTTTCTGACGAATACCATCTACAAAGGTATTATCTGGAGATAACACATTAGGAACACCATCACTGCTGTCACCCTTTAGAACATGTTCACTCAGATAGATATCTGGGTCAACACCGTTCACAAATTTCTTGGTGATTGGGCTGTACTGTGTTACATTACGGAACTTCTGCAACTGAATAAAATCCTTGTCGCCAGACAGGATCAACGTCTTACCGTTATCAAACTCCAACTCACCAGCAAGAGCAGCAATAATATCATCTGCCTCTGCACCGTAGACCTCTAGGTATTTGTATGGGAAGAACTCTTTCAGTTCAGCTTTAATTGCGTTCAACACCGTAAAGATAGCATTCCAATCGTTACTAGAGGAATCTCTACCCTTCTTACGACTGTGCTTGTACTCAGGATAATAGTCCCGCCGCCAGTAGTGTTTGGAGTCATAACATAGAACCAGTTCACCATACTCATCGCAAAACTTCATGCGATACATGCGTAGGGAATTCAGAATCATATGGCGAACCATATCCTCATCGGGTGCAGTCTGCTTTGTCATGTGCAGATGCATCATCACGGATGCAACTGAAATTTGGTTCATGTCAACTAATATCATAATTATTCTTTCGTTCTATTTATAACTGTCGCATTGAAGCTCATCATGCGCCGTTCACCTTCTACAGAGAAGGGATACACAAGATGCTTCAACCAAGATGGAAACACAAGAAACTTGCCCACCTCTGGTTTGAATTTTATATTGTCAGATCGAAATGATTGGTTTTCACCAAATGAATATTCTATCAATCCCTTTGCGGGATAGTGATCTTGGAAATCTTCTTCCCACTCATCGTTCATTCCTTCTGGTACTTTCAGATAGACGCCAGCAGAGAAGTCTCCATTATGATGATGAAAGGGATTGAAGTCACCAGCATATTGACTAACTACCCAACTATGAGTCAGATGGATATTGTTGATAGTTGGTTTCTTTCCAGTACCCATTCGAGTCCAAGGATTATTTCTTTTCTTATCAATCATGTAATTGAGATAATCAAGGCATCCCTGTTTCATAGTCGTGAAAAGAAATGTTCTATCATCAGGGTCAGTGACAGGAATTAAAATCTCCTTGTTCACCTTACCGACAAGCTTGTGCGACCAATCCCACTTCTTACTCTTTTCATCACTAGAGAGAACATCATCAGCTACAGTGTTAACGATATTAACGAACCTGTCTGAAACTGTTGTCTCTAGGATGGCTGGACTAAATGGTTCATGAAATTTCTGGGTCATCTTCTTCATCATCTCCTTCTACCAAATTTGCAAGTTCAACAATAGTATTAAAATCAACTTCTGTTTCAAATGTGTCACCAGATTCCATAATATCAACAAACTCTTCTACGAACTTGTGTGTTGGATGAACCATTTTCATATCTCTGTAAAGAGAACCCTTAACCAGTTCAATAAGCATAGCCATGTCACGAATAAAATCTTTCGTGCCGACATCAATACCGTTCTCACTCATGGTATGAATCATCTGTACCATCAAACTCTGAGTTAGGTCTTCAGCAAACTGAAGATTTTCATGAAGTGCAATAACATCCTGATCAGGAAGCTTTACTTCTCTTACGCTTTTTACGGACCACGGACCCTTTATCACGTTCTCCGGTGGTGTCGTCTCTCGGTCGCTCATTTCCATATTCCTCTTGAAGCATTTCTTGTGTCCACACACATCCTAAATCAGGATAGAATGTTCCCACATCTCGTTTTGGTTGACCCTTGTGTGGACCATACCAGTAGTAAGCCATTGCCACACACCTGTTGCGAATCTTACCTTGTTGCTGTTCTCCGTAGAACATGTCCACCCAAACACCATCACGAAGGTATTTTTGCATATTGCGAATGTACCCCTCATGATCTGCAAGTTTTGCGTCTGCGCCCTTTACCTTTTGTCTTACAGCAGCACGTTCAGACTTTGCATAATCTTGCTGAACCTTGATCCAGTTCTTAACTCTAGCAGGACTTAACTGATGTTCATCAGGAAGACCACGCAAACTCTCATGTATGTTGGTCTTACCATAATCAGGATTCTTAGCAAGTTTTGCTTCTCTTGCTTTTACAAGACGTTCTGATGCAGCTGCTTTCTGTTCATCAGTCATAGGTTTGCGGGGTTTGCGTTTCTTAGGTGCTTTCCACTCACTGTTGTCTGTAGTAGCAGTTAACTTCTTCTTGCGTGCCATTGGATTAGTATCCTTGTTCTTCCATTCGTTTTTCTAGACTACGTTTCTGCCTACGTTTAGCTGCAGCACGTTCATGTCGGCGTTTCTCGCCCCTACTCATATAAAACTCTCGTTCTCGTAGTTCATTAAAGAACCCATCTTCGGTGAGCTTCTTCTTTAGAATCCTCATCGCCTTGTCAACATTATTATTACGCACTTCAACTTTCACACCAATTCTCCTTCTTTTGAATAGTATACACTCTTTAGGTCAAATAAGTCAATGCACTTTTTGCATCCACTACATGGTTTTGACATACCAGTAATCCATTTTCTGTTTGCCTTATCTCTCTTTGCCCTTACAATATATAGTTCGCACTTAGACAAGTCTTCTACATCAATTGACTTGAGTGCATTCTTGATTGCATGGACCTCTGCATGAAAAAACACTGCATGATTGTTCTTGCAAAATTGAGCTTGAAAGGGGTGTGTCTTTTTATGATTGTATCCATAGGAAACCACCTTGCCCTTGCGTACCACTGCTGCAGCAATCCTTGCACCACGAACAGGTTCTACTGATTGTGCAATCTTGAAAGTCTCATCGAATATCTCAGTATTCATCCTCGCCTCATCTTTGCAACTTCTTCAGCACTCTTCTTGTTACGAACTGGTACTGCATTGGATTTGTGCATCTGTGCGATACCTATAATCTCATTACCAGTGTAAACATTCTCTGGTTTCTTTGACATAGAAGAATCATACAGAACATTATTGGTAGACCCGGCAGGATTCGAACCTGCGACATAACCGTTATGAGCGGTCCGTTCTAACCAGACTGAACTACGGGTCTGTGATTTGGCGCACTCGACAGGACTTGAACCTGTGACCCACGGCTTAGAAGGCCGTTGCTCTAATCCAACTGAGCTACGAGTGCCTATACCCATCTTCTTGAGAAACTTTGCGTGTTGACGCTCTGCCTCTAGGACAGATGCCGACTTCTTGTTTTGTTTGCGCTTGCGAGTATTCGTAGTCGAATAATACACAGGCAATAAATGCATACCGCTCATTATATAACTATAGACTAATTTCTAGGATTTGTCAAGTAGTTTTTTCAGATTCTTTAACCGCATTTGCGATTAATTCTGAAATAGGAATTAATTCTTTGTCGCCATCCTTATCCAGTGAGGTTTCAACAAAGCCCTCTTTTTCTAGGGTTTCAAGCATAGCACCAACGATATTCTCAACATTTGCGGTTGAGAAATAGTGCCCCGCATAATATGCGGCACCAATTGAGCTCATTGCAAGAAATGTGTGAAGGTATACATCCATAATCATATTTATATCTTTCTTTAGAACCAATCTACAAGCATACTATACACTAAAAATTGATCCATGTCAAGACATTTCTTTGATTTTTTTTATTTAGTTGTGGCTATGAACACACCGTTCCAATCTGGTTCCAGCGGTTGGGTCTTCATGAACTCACAGCGTTCAATCCACATAGTATAGTAGTTCTTCATTCTACCATCAAACTCATTCATCAGATCATTACACAATCGAATAGCATCATCAAATCGTTGATTGCTATAATACTCGTGCATTCTTTCATGCTGGGTTTCTGCCATGGCCCAATCAGTATTCTTCATCATCCAATCCATCTCACTCAGGACGGTGTAGATACGAATACCAATGGTCTTACCCTTGACTGCCAGTTCATCAACCTTGAGGTAGAAGAAGTCATCCTTAGTCATGTCATAGGTAGATTCTCCTACCAACAGCAGACAACCATACTCCTTACACTTTGATTCGATACGAGCAGCAGTCGATACTGCATCTCCTAGAACATCGTAGCTGTGTCTCATAGTAGAACCCATCTCTCCAAGGTAACCAAGGCCGGTGTTGATACCAGCACCCATTCCTATAGGTGGTTTACCTTCTGCAACAATCTTGTCGTTAAACTTCACTACTGCATCTAACATCTTTAGTCCAGTGTTGACTGCGCTCCTTGGATGGTCATCATCATCAATCGGTGCGTTGTGTATGTGCATAGACGCATCACCGATATATTTGATCACCATACCGTCTGAGTCTAGGATAGGTTGCGTAATCGCATCCATGTACCCATTCATGATTTCTGTTAGTCCCTTGACATCATCACCAAAACTCTCACCCAATGGTGTAAACCCACGAAGGTCAGAGAAGCAAATACTAATCTCCTTCTTCATACCATCTTTGATGAGTGCAGGGTTTTCTTGTAGCAACCGAACCACTGTAGGTGAGGCATACCCAGCAAACTGTTTCTTGATCTCCATCTTCTCTTTATATTCTTCCATGAACCGTAGGAACGCAGCGATAGCCCAAACCACAAACATGGTAAGGATAGGATAGGACCAATCCACTAGATAACTATACTCTGTAAAGAGGTAGGACGACCCGTAGAAGGAACCAACAAGAAAAATGGGTAGTAACACTGCACCAAAATACCATGCGAGTGTGAGAACCACTGATGCTAGGATCAATGCACCCACTCCACTGACTGCAAGTTCAGCAAGGTCAGTCCAATATGGACGGGTGATATTTCGGCCCGTCATCATGGTAGCAAGTGATGCAGCAATAAGGTCATGTGAATGCATATTACCAACAGGCGTGGACACCACACTTTCCAGACCTGATGCAGTCATACTCAATATCACGATCTTACCTTTAAGGTCTGGTAATTTCTCATGCAAAGCATACACAGGAGTCTTCCACTTGAAGTCCAACCAGATATTACCATTAGCATCTGTGTCAATCATTTTGTATTTGGGTATGCGTAGTTTCTCTACACCAGCAATACCCGTCTTCATCTGAAACGATACGTCCCCAGCAGCTATGCGTAGAATTTCCATACTGATAGATGGATACAGTTTTCCGTCTGATGCGATGACCAGAGGCATACGTCGAACCACGCCATCCCTCTCTGGTGCGATTACCATCATACCCACTGCATTGGCACTCTCTGCAAGTTCTGGAATAGGACCAACCACGCCGGGGTAGTTATATACCCACGGTTTCCAATCTGACCCAATAGATGCAACACCACGAACCACGCCGGAATTGCTCTTGTCATTGCTAGGTATCTGTCCTATGATTGTAGGAGTTTTCTTGAGAACTCTTGCGAGGGCAGCGTCCTTTCCAAATCTGTCGGGGTCTGCAAATAGAATAGGAACAACCACTATCGAAGCACCCGCCTGATATAGTTTTATAATCTGGTTAGCAACCCTGTTTCTATCCCACGGCCACTGGCCCAATTTTCTGATTGTTTGATTATTAATCTCTACCGTAGCAAGGTTAGAGAGATTCATTGACACCTGATTACGTTGGTGTTGGTCCAGTGCTTTCAGTCGCACCATGTCTAGAAACCACGGGTCTGCAAAACGCAATCCACACAATACTAAAATCACAAATAATGATATAATCCACTTTTTCATATCAATTTCCTTGCGTCACTGAAACACCGCATCCTCCTACTGTAACACAATTTTGTGTGAGAGAATACGATTGGTTTGTGCTTCCCCGTTGTATTAGAGACATATCTGTGTGATATGATCCTGTCAAATCTATAGTGGCAGTGTGTGCGCCGTCATCCTTCTGTAAAATATCCTGTGAACCACCATCAGTTCTTATAGTCATATTTAGGGTCTTATTTCCATTACCCTTTTGCTTGACAAAGAGATTGTTGTTCTCTCCTCCATAGGTATAAATCTGTGCATAATGGTCAGCGTTTCCTGTACCTGTCTCTTGGCTTACCTTGATATTATTACCACCAGAATGTAAGTCTAGATTGACTGTGTGGCCACCATATTCGACAGTCGAACTGCTTTGACAACTTGTGTCTGAACTGTTGTCGAATGAACACCCCTGACCTACATGAACAGTATTACCATTGCTCTGTATATGAAACCCTACCCTGTTAGCATCTGTGCCGGTGGTGTTATGTTGTTCAATCTTTATGTTATTATTGTTACCGTCCAAGTCACCACCCCAAGCTTTACCTGATCCCCAATAGGAAATCCAACTGACTGTGTTGTTGTTTCCCTCTTGTGTAATATCCAACTCATTATCAGTACCTTCCATAGTAAGATTGACAGCATTATTGTTGCCATCAATATCTATGGTTATCTCTGAGTCTGTACTCGTACCAATCTGTTCAATGAACACGCTGTTGCCAGCATACGCAATGTTACTCAGACTGATAGATAGTAATACTATTAGAAGCGTCTTCATCTCTGGTTGTTATCTCCGGCACAGGTATTCCACCCTGTGTTAAATTAATGGTGTATCCGTGATCATTGATTAAATCTAAGTCTATCGTACTGTTACCCACTCTCCGTATTATGCGTGTAGTATTGCCATCAACCAGTGTGTTGACCTGTGTTACCTTGTTAAACCCGCTTGTCCTGCCGTCGATCAACTCTGACTGTGCTAGGGCGGCCGCCAGTTGATCTAAAATGTTACCCAGTAGTTCAACATTCAAATCGTTAATGTCTAACTCGTTAAACTCAAATAAGTCTTCTTCCAATTCATTCTTATCTAAATCCTTGAACTCTAAGAAATCAATATCAAGCAAATTCTTACTAGATTTAGAATCTTTTAACAACTCTATAATTTTCTCTTTCGGTGGCTTGATTATCAACAGGTTATTAATCTGGTCAAGCGTAAGATCAAGAATCACTGGCTTCGATGGTTTACCCTCACCCGTACTGACATATGTAGACTGAAAGGCTTTCGTCATCATAACAAATCCAGCACCACTCTCTACTGATATCTTACCCACTGTACCATCAGCATTGGGTAACAAAATAATCAGAGACTTTCCTACTTCATCAACCGTCATACTAAACGCAGTTCCCAATACACCAATCCTCGCTGTCGGTGTCCGAATGTCCACGTTCTGATTACTCAGTTTCGCAATGTTACCACTGGCATATCGTACTGTACCAAGTGCAATATTCATCACCAACTTCGATCCAGTTTTAGAATTAGGGTCATAGATGAACTCATCAATCACTAAGGAACTGTGGGCACTGACTGCGACGTTGGTATCATCAATAAACTTAATACCAACATCACCTTTGCCAGTTCGCACGTTGTCCTTAAACTCAATACTAGAACCCTTCTTTAGATCAGTCTTTTCACCAGACCTCTCTACTAAAGCATTACCCTTGTGTTGTGTCACATTTCCAATAGCACCATAAGCACTAGTGCTAAAAAGAATGAGACTAATCGTCCATAGTAATCGTAACACTATGTCCTGACCCCACTGTTGTCACATCCACAGTACCATCATAGGCACCACCTTGAGTAATCGCAAATGTACTAGATGAACCCGTATGATGAAGAGTTGTATCTTGGTCAGCCGCTCCAGTATGGGTCGATGTGATCGTATTACTCCCACCGATAGCTGTGATGTTCGTCACCTTCTTGTCACCACCAGTTAGTGAGGCAGTACTGTTTTCATTTACTGTAATAGTATTGCTGTCACCTGTAGCAACGATATCAATATCAGCATCATCAGTCGCAGCAGAACTACCCACATTCACCGTAGTTGTATTAGAACTACCCGTGATTGTCTGAATAATACTGTTGTCAGCAGATGCAGAGTTAGAACCAACCGATACAGTAGACGTATTGTTACTACCTGTTTGATTGATTGTTAACTCCTGTGTTGCACCTACAACAGATGCAGCAATGGTGTTAGTACTACCAACTTGATCAATGTCTAGTGTTTGGTTGTCACCCGTTAGGGTAACATCAGTTGTCGCATCACCGAACTTATTGGTCTGTCCATCTTGGTTGATGTTTGCAGTAAGACTTGCGCCCGACTGTGTTATGTAAACGTCACTCGCATAACTCACACTGCACATAACAAAGTAAGCGAGAATTGTAAGTATGCCCGTTTTCATTGGATTTCCTCCTTTTTAAACTCCCAAAGTTTTTTACTCTCGCCTTCCTTGATAATTTCTATAACTGCTTGTTCAATTGCTTTTCTCACAGCGTAGGTAGTGGACTCATTGTCTGTTATACCTGCTTCAGTCTCTAGCAATCTAGTTCCTAAATCCAAGAACTTGAACACGGTAGCAGACAACTTGGTACTCAGAATTGTCTTCTCAGAACTGACTGCTAACAGCACTTCACCTGTCTGTACTGATATTAATCGTAAAGCAACTGTTACCATATCCTTACGATATTCATCAGATATACCAATACCCAAATATCTTACACCTAGTCCACCTGTACTTGTATTAGTATCATAACCAACTATACCCCCTGTCAGTAACACTCCTGCAAATAATAGCGGTCTAATCTTTTCTGCTTTATCTCCTTCGTGCGACTTTCTTGTGTTTCGTATAATCTGTCGTTCTTTAAGAAGGTTGTCTAATTCCATTCTCTCAATAACTTGAAACCACTCACCATTTCCAGCCTTCTTTAATGCTTGCAGTAACCATATGTCACCACCCTGTGTAACTGCACTACTAAGCAAAGCAAGATTATTACCAGACTTTCTCTGACCAGTAACGTCATTAAATTTATATACCGCAATCGGCACCTTTCGCTCAGGTGCTGGCATATTTTTTAGTTCATCTACCATTGGCGATGAAGTTACTTCAGGTACATCTATTGGTTGGATAGATGCACAACTAGAAAGTAAAGTCGCCAACAGGAACAGTGATAACAGTCGTACTACCATTTGCATCCACAATCGTTAAATCTACGGTTTCAGAACTTTTGGTGTAACTGATTGTTGTACCTTCAAAAGTAACTGTGCCGGAAGTTGAAGCATCTTCTCCGAACATACTATCTACTAGTTGTTTTGAAAGCTGGGCGTATATTCTAGACTCAACATTCTTCATAAATTTAGATAGGTTCGTATTTGCAGCATCCCGTATTAATTGTCGCTCCTCTGCTTCTTTCTTTTCTTTAATTGCCTGTTTCCTAGAAAACTCTTGGTTCTCAATAGTTAGAACATGGGCACTATAACCAACCCCACTGAAAGCAGGAGACTTCCATGTATGAGTAAGATCACCAGCATATGAAGGAGTGAGGAAAGCATACCCGAAAGCAAGGATGAAACCAACAACTACTCCTATTACAAAATACTTTAAGAGATCGCTGTCATGCCATATTGCTTGTTTCTTGAAAAATTCATCTGAAGCATGATGACCCGTCTTTAGACTGAAAAAGTTTTTACTCATCCTTCTTCTCCTTTTCAATATCACGGAGTTCCAGTATCGTGTTAATCTTCTGGTCCATTCTTATCATGTCGTTGTCCAACATCCTTATTCTATCAATAAGAGCGATGGTCGTCATAGTTGCTTTTTCTAATGCGGGTAGAATTTGTTGAGTAACATACTTCCAGATAAAGAATATGAAATAACCCATACCAACAGCCATGACTACAGTTATACCCTGTTCTTGAACTGCCTTAATAATTTCTTCCACAACACTAATCCTTTCTGGCATCCTCCTTGCCATCGGCCGCAGACATCCTACGGACATCTGGCTTCACACCTAATACATGGCATACCAAAGAATCTAGTCTCACAATTTCATTATTAATAGTTTTGACACGGTTATCTAATGCCGTAATCAACATATTCAATGTCGCAGCGGATTCCACCACTGACGCTAGTATATATTTTAAGAGAATAATTATAAAGACACCGCCGCCGAGTATAGCAGTGATGGTAAATCCTAACTCTGCAATAACACCGAATATCTCCATAGACATTTCTCCTATAGATATTTAGGTAATTCGAGTATTTTAAGACTTAATTAATAGGTGTGAGCGACTTATTTTACAACCGATAAACGCATTATAATATTCATCTGGTTTTAATAAACAATCTGTCTCAAACTGAAGTTTTGCTTCATAGTAATTTAGTTCGCCCTTTGACTTACATAGTCTAATTATTTCTCTATCAAACAAGTCTAGTCCGTGTTCTTCCACTAACAACTTTACTTCTTCACTTGATCCACAATAGGTTTTCCAATCAGTCTCCACTATCTTGGTGCGTTTTCTTTTCGCACCCTTCAGTGGGGGCAATTTTCTTTTTGATATTAAACCTTTTTTGCCAATATATAACTTACTATTTTTTTTATTAGTTACTATATAAACAAACCCAAGGTTATCTTCTATCATCTCGCTTGTAAATGGTTTGCCGTTGTAGTGCCAAGTCAAAAGTGTCTCCATGTATTCGTAATAATAGCAAAACACGTTACTATATGCAGGAGAACCCAAACAGTCCTGATTATCGCAACCCTATCTGCCTTGTCATCTTCATCAAATGCTTTTGCGCCGATGGCCTTACACCAATACTTCCACATTACTCACGCAACTCGGACTTCTGCATACCAATAAATTCTGGATAAGCATTGCCTGTACCTTCATACATATCAGAACCAACTAATTCCTCTTCTTTACCTACACGGATACCAATAGTCTTGTGCAATAACCACCATACAGCTAGAGAGGTTGTAAATACAAATCCACCAATAACGCCAATACCCAATACTTGAATCAATATTGTTGCATCTGGATTAAAGATAGGAACTAATAGTAGTCCAAGTATACCAGCAGTGCCATGTACAGAGATAGCACCAACAGGATCATCAATACCCCACTTCTCAAGTAGAGTCATAGACAGGGGAATCAATATACCACCCAATGCACCATAAAGTACAGCAATCTCTGGACTTGGTGAATATGGATCAGCAGTAATAACTACCAATCCTGCCAGGGCGCCATTGAGAGTTACATTCAGAATGACCTTCTTTGTCCAGAGTTTAGATACAATCATAGCACCCAACAAACCACCAGCTGCAGCCATATTGGTATTAACAAAGATTTTACCTAATGCATTTGCATCAGCAATGGTAGAGAACGCTAATTGAGAACCACCATTAAAGAAGAACCAACCTAACCATAGAATCAGTGTACCGATTGCAACAAGAGGCATATTTGAACCGGGAATATTTTTAGGTTTTCCATTTTCGTCATACTTCCCCTCACGAGCACCAATCATAATTACAGATGCAAGTGCAGCTGCGGCACCAGCCATATGAACAATACCAGAACCAGCAAAATCAAAAAATCCTAATTGACTTAAAAATCCACCACCCCAAGTCCAAGAACCTTCTAGTGGATAAATGATTGCTGAGAATATAACTGCGAATATTAAGAATGACCACAACTTTTTTCTTTCTGCGACTGCACCCGAAACAACAGACATTGCGGTTGCAACGAATACCATTTGGAAAAAGAAATCAGCATACATGGAATGTGTGCCCGGTTCATTCCACCCATACATTATCCTATAACCTAAAAACAAAAATGCAATAGATGCTGCTGCAAATAGTGCTACGTTCTTAGTTAAAATTTCTGTGACATTTTTGGTTCGTACTGAACCTGCTTCTAGTGCAGTAAATCCTGCTGCCATCCACATGACCATTGCGCCCGATATTAGAAAAAACATCGTGTTTAATGCATAAGTTAATTCAATCATAATTATTCATCCCCATCCCATTCTATTTCATCCACAAATTCTGGATCATTAATATTTCCACATGTTCATCTTTTAATAGCACATCCGATTGTCAATTCTTTTACCCTATAAGGTTGATTTAAAACCCAATCAACTATCGATACACAATATGCTATTGTCATTTTTGGTTTAGTACTAGTATTTGACGGTGAATCAAAACCAGCAAATTTTATAATTGATGTATCTATACCCTGATAATATAATAGTTCATTTGCTTTATCAAGTGCTGACTTCTGTACCGCATATGAAAATCTACTTTTGTTTTGAAGAATTCCATCTGATGCTCTAGAACCTATATTAATTATACGTTTGTTGAGTTCAGCAGCCTTATACAATAACTCAACTTGTTGAAACCCATCATGTTTACAATTAATGAAGACATCACATTCTTCTAGAGTATCTACTGTGTCATAGAATACACTAAGTGCTTGACCAAGACCTCTCCTTGTTCCAGTAATAAAAAAATCACTCATCTCCATACTCTTCTATTTCATCTTCAAGTTCTTCTGCGAGTTCACCCCCACAGAATATACAAAACTTTATAAAATAATAATGTTCATCCATCCCATGTTTAATACGAAACTCTGCTTCACATTCTTCACATACTATAAGTTTCAAGTTACTACCTCATATGCGTTATCCCAGCTACCTGATAATCCTGCCACCTCATACTCAGTGACACGGTTCTCAAAAAAGTTAGTGTGATCTGCACCATTTAGTACCCACTCTAACCAAGGCAGAGGATTTTCCTTCACCTTGAAATTGGTTTTTAAACCCAACTGCAACAAACGTCTGTCTGTTATATACCTTATATATGACTTTACTTCAGACGCATCTAGACCCTCAATCTCACCCATCTTGTATGCGAGGTCAACGAACTTATCTTCCAACTTGACTGCAAGTCGAGCCATTGTATAAATATCTGCCTTGAACTCATCATCAACCACCTTGGGATGTTCAACACAGAACTGTCGGAACAGTTTGGCGTTCCCCTCAACATGCATAGACTCGTCACGAATAGACCATTCAACAACTTTGCCCATACCCTTCATCTTACCGAACCGCTGGAAGTTGAGAAGCATAACGAATGATGCGAACAGTGCAACACCCTCGTTAAACACAGACTTTGCAAGTGCAAGTCCTAGCCCCTTCATAGTAGCATTGTCGGAATCCTGCATGAACTCAATCTTGTTGACCATTTCCTTGTACTCTAGAAACGCATGATACTCACTGTCGGGTAATCCAAGTGTCTCATTCAGTAGAGCATATGCCCGTTGATGAATACCCTCACGAGCTGCAAACGAACCAAGCATGTTACGGATTTCATTGTTCTTAAACTTAGGAATGAACTGGTCAAAATAGTTCTGACCCACTGCAACATCAGACTGTGTGAACAGACGTAGAATATTGGTGACGTAATCTTTCTCAACCTGAGTAACCTTACCAGACTTCCAATCAGATACATCCTCAGACAAATCAAGTTCGTCCTCAATCCAATGTGCCTTCTCATGGCGTGTGGTAATCTCAACAGCCCAAGGATAGTGAAACGGTTTGTAAGTTTGACTGAACTGCATCAACCCACCACCACTACGTTTCTTCAAGAGTTCATCACTCATCTTCATCAGTTCATCATATCCACCGATACGTTTTTCATCAATAAAGATTTGAGGAACAGAATTTATCCTACGAGTATTCATCTCACCCACCACTTCTGTAACGCCATTGATTGTCTGATAGAACGCAAGACGTTCTTCTTCGTTGTCAATCAAATCCTCTTCATACTCAAATGCATGTTCCTTCAACCAACCTTTAGCCATTGAGCAAAAAGGACAATCGGACTTTGTTACCACTCTTATATTCATACTATATTCCAAAACTTTCTCCACACCCGCAACTGCTAGTCGATGTAGGATTTTTTACTGTTAAAAATGAACCACCAAGTTCTGTCACATAGTCTATTTGACTACCTAACACATACATCTCAGCATAAGGGTCTAATACTAATACACCATCAATAGGTTCTGACCAATTGATATCAGGCCAATTCTTCTTGAAATCCCACACATACTGCATACCAGAGCATCCCCCACCCTTTACGCCAAGGGTTACATAATCCCCATTACTAACTGACTTGAGATAGTCTTTTGCTGTGTCTGTTATTGTTACCCCTGACATGCTGCACACTCCTCTTGTGTCATTGCTTGTGTTTCATAATCCTTTAATGCCTCACGCACTACCTTGGTTGACACATTCTCTGCCTTGTTTGATGTTTCTGTACGGAGATAATACAACCCCTTACATCCCAACTTCCAAGCATTGTAGTGTACTTTATGTAGGTCTGCCTTCGATGCACCCGCCGGGAAGAATATATTTAGAGACTGACCCTGACACAGATACTTTTGACGATCTGCGGCTTGAGTTACGATTGCGTTCTGGTCAATCTCAATCGCAGTTTTGAACACACCCTTCACCTCATCAGATAGGAATTTTAGATGTTGTACAGAACCACCATTAGTGATGATTGAACTCCATGTGGTTGCGTCATTTTTATCTGCATTTACCAACTCCTCTTCAAGATACTTGTCCTTGACCAAATGGGAACCAGCACGGGTTCTATGCGTATATGCATTTGCCTTACTGGGCTCAATAGATGGGGATGTGCCACAGATGATTGAACTGTTAGCATTAGGTGCAATTGCCAATAGATGAGAGTTACGCCGTCCTGTACCTTCCATATCGGGACACTCACCACGTTCCTTTGCTAACTCCTGTGTTTCGGCCGCAGCATCTGATTTGATGTGTGAAAATATTTCTATATTTTTCAGTGATGCATCTACGGACTCAAAAGGAATATGATGCTTGTGTAAATAAGAATGCCATCCCATTGCACCCAAACCAAGGCTACGTTCTTGTGTAGCAGAGAAACGAGCACGACTAATCTCATCACCAGCATTGTCAATAAAGAACTGAAGCACATTATCTAGGAATCGAACAAGGTCACGAATCATTGTAGTGTTCTTCCAATCGTCATACTTCTCCAGATTGACAGATGACAGACAACACACAGCTGTGCGGTCATCATTGGTGGGTAGATGAATCTCATTACACAGGTTAGACCCGTTGATCTTCAATCCCTTGTCCTTCATGGTCTGTGGTAATGCACGATTAGCAGTGTCGATAAAGTTAAGGTATGGTTCCCCTGTACGATAACGTGTCTCCAACACAGTTTCCCACAATTTCCTTGCCTTCATACTATCACGAGCGTCTTGTTCGTTTGGGTCAACCAAATCCCACATCTCATCTCGTTCTACAGCTCGCATGAATGCATCAGTGATATTCACCGCATGGTGCAGATTGAGGTTCTTACGATTCACGTCACCTGTGGGTATACGCATGTTGAGGAACTCAATAATATCAGGGTGGGATATGTCCATGTATGCAGCGTATGACCCCTTACGGGTCTTCCCCTGTCTATATGCGGTCATGTCAGCATCCACTGTATGAATGAATGGCATAGGACCGGGAGCCTTATCTGACACTGCACGAACATCACTCCAATGTCCCCCGACACCACCACCCTTGACTGACAACCATCGCAACTCAGCAGAATGGTCAATCAAACCCTCTAGGGTATCAGGAACATATGTGAGGAAACAGGAGATAGGAAGAGCTCGTGTCTTCTCACCCGGCATAGGAGCATTGGATAGAACTGGTGAAGCAAACATGAACCAACCATTACTTACATAATCGTAAATGCGTTGGGCAAGGTCCATGTCGTCATATGAATACGCAACCGCTGCTCGTGCATATGCCTGTTGTGGTGATACCTCATCCTTTGTCTGGTAGTAATCTGTAAGTAACTTCTTAGCTTGTTCTGATAGAGATTGATCTTTTGTTCTGTCTATTATAATTCCAACGTAGTCTTCTGTGGTTTCGAGGTATACAACTTCAGCGGTTGCGACTTCCATTTCTTGCTCCTATATCCTTCTCCAATCTGCGAACCTCAATTTTGCTGTCGCACCTGAGAAGGTATTGTTTGTTATAATTTCTTGTATTTCTTCTTTAGAATATCCTGCAATTATCATATCGTTGATATCCTTG